TCCGAACAAACAAACAGAACGCCAATATGCCGCAGAAATGGAATCTATCTGCGATAACGGCTTTGTGATGCCAATTATTGTTCGTAAGCACCCTGAGAAAAAAGGTTATTTCGAAATCGTAGATGGAGAACATAGATGGAAAGCCTTACAACAAATAGCAACTGAAGGTCGTAAAGGCAAGGGCAATGTTCCTACACTTTTAGAAAATAAAGAAATTCCGGGCATTATTTTGGCAATTGACGAGGCCAAAGCCAAACGCCTAACAGTAATTATGAATGAAACTAGAGGTCGTGCAGACCTTACTTCATTAGGAACTTTACTAAGCGAATTAGCCCCCGAGTTAGGTGAAGACTTAATTATCGGTCTGCCTTATACCCCTGAACAGTTAAACGAGATTTTAGATATTGCTAAGTTTGATTGGACTGAACTTGAAACTCCTATCGATGGAGAAGAACTTTATACCCAAGAAGAAGAAGCCTTTAAGGTTGTGGCCGTGTTAGATGCGGAAACTCAACAAAAGTGGCAGACTGCTATGGCGTTGAAAAAACAAGAATTCCCTAGTGATTCAAAAGTAGCCGCAGGGCTTCTTATTAAAGAGTTACTAGAGAGTAAGTAGAAATAATCGGGTCGCAGAACCCCGATTAACAAAACAAAGGAGAAAAATGAAAACCAATTCGATAAATAGAGTTTGGGTTGGATTACTAATTGCGGTAGCAGGTTTTTATATCGCAAGCACCTTAATATCAAATGTAGCCTCATTAAGAATTGTTACTCTTTTTGGGTTATCTATTGACGCAGGAACGTTAATCTATCCGCTAACTTTCACACTAAGAGATTTAATTCATAAAGTCGCAGGAACTGTTGCTAGCCGAATAGTTATTTTAGTTGGCGCCGCAGTTAATTTGTTAATGGCAAGCGTCTTTTGGGTAGTTGCCCGAATGACTCCTGATATGGCTGTTGGCGCTCAATCAGAATGGGCACAAGTGCTTGCCCCTTCTTGGAGAATTGTTGCGGCTTCTATTGTTGCCATGACTATCGCTGAATTATTAGATACAGAGGCATACCGCTTTTGGGTTAAGAAGTTTGGCGAGAAATATCAATACGGAAGAGTTCTATCAAGTAATGCCATTTCAGTTCCTATTGACTCAGCATTGTTTGCTTTCATTGCATTTGGCGGAGCATTGCCAGCCGCAGTTGTTATCAGTATCTTTTGGGCGAATTGCTGGATTAAGTATTTAACTTCAGTAATTACAGTCCCGCTAATTTATTTAATCCGACCAAAGTATGAATGGACAATTAAGGGGCAAGACTAATGACCGACCTAACAAAAGATTTAACAATCCTTGGCAATAAAGTTGAGGGCGCTATTACCGCAGACAAACTAGAAAAGTTCCCTGCGCCTCATGTTGGCCTAGTTACTTTCGAAACGAGTGAAGTATGCGCTCTATGTCCTGTAACTAATCAACCTGACATTTACAAAGTAGAACTTAAATATGTTCCTGATGAGTTCTGCGTAGAGAGTAAGTCTTTGAAACTTTATTTAATGAGTTTTAGAGATACGGGTATATTTGGAGAAGCAATTACAGCCAAGATAGCAGATGATTTTTACCAATCTGTAAAGCCTAAAACTGTAATTGTAACGACAGTCCAACAAATCCGAGGCGGATTACAAATGACCTCAACAGCGGTTAGAGGAGAATATAAACTTGGCTAAAGCGGTATTAGTAGTTAGTGGCGGCATGGACTCCGCCACTATGGCTTATTACTACAAATCAAAAGGTTACGAAGTCCATTTAGTTGGTTTCGATTATGGGCAAAGACACTCGAAAGAGTTAGATTGCTTACATAAAATCGGCGAACAATTAAAGGCTATGGTTACAGTAATTGACTTAACTCAAATTAAGTATTTAATTGGAACGAGCAGTTTAACTTCTAATGACATTACTGTTCCTGACGGCCATTACGCAGAAGAAACAATGCGTATAACAGTTGTGCCTAACCGAAACGCAATGATGTTAAGCATCGCTACTGCTATTGGAATCGCAGAAAAGGCGGAAATCGTGGCAACTGGCATACATGCTGGTGACCATTTTATCTATCCTGACTGTCGTCCTGCCTTTTTTGAACCTTTATCTGAAGCATTTACTAAAGGAAACGAAGGCCATGCAGATGAAAACTTCCATTTAGAAGCGCCATTTATCAATAAGACAAAAGCAGATATTGCTAAGTTAGGTGATGACTTAGGCGTTCCTTATGAATTGACTTGGAGTTGCTACAAAGGTGGAGAAGTCCATTGCGGTAGATGCGGAACTTGCGTTGAGCGGATTGAAGCCTTTTTAATATCAGAAACTACTGACCCTACAATCTATGCAGACGGAATTGAGTTTGCCTTAGAAGAAATCGAGAAAAAGAAAAATGTACTATAAGTTAATGTATAAAATCTTTAGGTGGTCGGCTAATCAATTAAGCAAAGGCTTAAATAAGCGTAATGCTCATTTAACTATAGCGCTTAAAACTAATAGCAAAGTGAAAGTAAATGTTTAGAAGCACTAAGCGGTATGGGCATGAAGTCGGTATAACTTGTGCCTTCCGCCAGTGGAGAGCACAAACAAGTCATTGCCAATATATTCACGGCTATGCGCTCGCTTTCAAATTTACGTTTGAGGCAGATACTTTAGATGCTAGGAATTGGGTAGTTGATTTTGGCGGACTAAAAAGTCTTAAAAAGAAGTTAGAAAACGCTTTCGACCATAAGACTGTAATAGCCAGCGATGACCCCCATTTACCTGCCTTTGAAGAGTTACACGCCTTAGGAGTAATTGACCTCAATATCTTAAAAGATGTGGGGTGCGAAAAGTTCGCTGAATTCGCTTATTACTTAGCAAAAGAAACTTTAGAAGAAGAGGGTTTTTCACCGAGATGCAGAGTCATTGAGGTAGAAGTATCTGAACACGGCGCGAACTCGGCTATCTATCGCCCATGACTACAGAAGAGAAACAAGTTCGCAGTCTTAATATCAACGAGATATTTGGACCGACTATTCAAGGAGAAGGACCGCATACAGGGCGCTTAGTAGGTTTTTTAAGACTTGCGGGCTGTAATTTGGCCTGTAGTTGGTGCGATACTCCTTACAGTTGGGACTGGTCAAAATATGACCGCGATAAAGAAAGCCATAAGATTCTTTGTTCAGATGTTGCCGAAGAAATAGATAAGATGGTTGTAGACCGACTTATCGTTACTGGCGGTGAGCCTTCTTTACAACAACGCGGACTTGTTTATCTTAAATCCTTAATGCCGATGGTGCAGTTTGAAATTGAAAGCAATGGAACCTTGCCTCCTAGAGAGGATTATGTAAGGGCAGTAGATTTATTTACTATCAGTCCTAAATTGGGTCATGCTGGAGATGAATTCAAAGACAGGATTAGGTTAGAGGCTATGAACGCCTATTCTGAATTGGCTTGGGATGGCAAAGCAGTATTTAAGTTTGTATGCCAAAAGCCTAGCGACCTTAATGAAGTCCTAGATATTGCTCGAATCTATAAGATACCTAGAGAAGCGATATGGATTATGCCTGAAGGGGCTGACCCTCAAACTCATCTTAACAATGTAGTTAAATTGGCTGACGCGGTAGTAGAAAAAGGCTGGAACTTAACAACTCGGCTCCATGTAATAGCGTGGGGTCAATCGAGAGGACACTAATGTTGGAACTAGACGATAATGCCATAGTAGGCGTAAAAATGATTCTAAGGGCTCTAGGAGAAGACCCTGACCGCGATGGGTTGAAAGATACCCCAAAGCGCGTTATTAAAGCCCTAAAGGAAATGACGACAGGTTATCAAGAAGACCCTAAAACTATTCTAGGAACTACATTCGATGTTCCATATGATGAAATGGTTATCTTAAAAGATATTCCTTTCGTAAGTATGTGCGAACACCACATGCTCGCCTTTAGAGGAACAGCCGCAGTAGGTTATATCCCTACAGGTAGAGTCGTAGGGCTAAGTAAGTTAGCAAGGGTGGTAGATACCTTCGCCAAACGCTTACAGGTCCAAGAACGCCTTACAAGCGATATTGCCCACGCTATCCAAGACCATGTAGCCGCCTCAGGGGTAGGAGTAGTAATTAACTCCCACCATACCTGTATGAGTAACCGAGGAGTAAAGAAAACTGGAGAGATGGTGACCTCGGTAATGTTAGGTAGTTTTAGAGCAGAACCCGAAACACGCGCTGAGTTCCTAAAATTGATTTCTTCTTGATTTTTGATACTATTACTAAAACCATAGGAGTAAAAAATCGTGGCGAACACTAAGGGAATTGACCCAGCAGTCATAGAGCGAGAGAAGCAAGTTTTAGAGGCTCGCTTAAATGGATTGCCTTGGGAGACTATTGCAGAAAGAGTTGGCTATGCAAGTGCAGGAGCCGCCTATAACGCCTATTCAAGGGCTTTAGTAAGGACATTAAGAGAGCCAGCAGATGAAATAAGGACTCAGGAACTAGAGCGCTTAGACCGCCTTATGACACGTTTTTACAATGATGCTATTCGAACAGGTAATCCTCAAAGTGCCACCATGACCTTAAGAATTATGGAACGCAGAGCAAAACTACTAGGCTTAGACGCGCCAACTAAGATAGATTCAAAAGCAGAGATAACTTATACAGGCGGAGGGGACATAGATGCGGCCGTTGAAGAACTCCGAAAAGTCCTTGCCGAACGAGCAGGCGATAGCAAGATTCCTTTGGAGTGATAAATGGGCTAGACAGGCTCAATTAGAACCTGATGGCGATTGGAACACTTGGCTCTTTATGGCTGGCCGTGGTGCTGGCAAAACAAGGACGGCGGCTGAGTGGTTAATTTATCAAGCCTGTAAAAATGATTACACAAGATGGGCAGTATTAGCCCCTACTTTCGGAGACGCCCGAGATGTTTGCGCTGAAGGTGAATCAGGCTTACTGAAGGTTGCTGAGCGATATCAAATGCTTAAAAGTAAAGGCGGCTATAACTCCACTAAGGGTGAAATAAATTTAACTAATGGAAGCCGTATAAAACTATTTTCAGGTGATGAACCTGACCGCCTCAGAGGTCCTCAGCATCATGGAGCATGGGTAGATGAGTTAGCCTCTTTTAGATATGACGATGTATGGACGCAATTACAATTTGGTCTGCGTTTAGGAACTAAGCCGAAAACTATTGTTACAACAACCCCTAAACCAACCGCCTTACTTAGAGATTTATTAACTCGTAAAGATGGCTCGGTTGTAGTTACTAGAGGTAGCACATTTGATAACGCTAAGAACTTAGCACCTGCCGCGCTCGCTGAATTAGAAAACCGATACGCAGGAACTAGAACAGGTCGCCAAGAACTTTATGGAGAAATGCTTGAAGAGGTAGAGGGTGCTTTATGGACTCGAGGAATGATTGAAAAGACGAGAGTAAGAAAAGATGATATTCCTGAGTTACAAAGAATAGTTGTAGCGATTGACCCTGCCGTTACTTCAGGTGAAGATAGCGATGAAACTGGAATTATTGTTGCAGGTATAAGTCGAGATAAACATTACTATGTGTTAGATGATAGAACTTTAAGAGCAAGTCCTGATAACTGGGCAAGGCAAGCCGTTAATGCTTATACTGATTGGAAAGCCGACAAAATAGTTGCTGAAACTAATAACGGCGGAGATATGGTGGTTTTAGTACTTAGACAAGTAGACCAAAATGTTCCTGTAAAGAAAGTTACCGCTTCGAGAGGTAAGCATGTAAGAGCCGAACCTATTTCAGCACTTTATGAACAAGGTAGAGTTCACCATGTCGGAGCCTTCCCTAAGTTAGAAGACCAATTAGTTATTTGGACGCCTGACTCAAATAACTCGCCTGATAGACTTGACGCATTAGTTTGGGCTTTGACTGAATTAAGCGGAGGCAAAGATATGCCAGCAGGTATCGTTCCTATGAGCCTTAAACAGACCAATGACTGGTCTATTCCAAGTTTGTAATTATGGGATTCATTGGCTATTGTTCTAGTTGTAAGGAACGCGTAAAAGTAAAAGGGAGCAATTCCCCTAGTTCTCCTTCTTCAACCATTCTTTACTACGAAGGTGCTTGTCCTAAATGCCAAAAGGCAATTAAAGAAATAAAACAAGTTCCTAAATTTGGAGGCAAGTGGCGTGCTTAGCGACCCAAGAGATATAGCAAGTTATGCGGCTAATTTAGTTACAGGCGATAGACAAGAGTCTTATGGGCACCCTTTAGATGATTTTACAAGAGCGGGCAAAATATGGGAAGCCATTTTAGGAGTTCCTGTTAGCGCGGAACAAATAGCGCTTTGTATGGTTGGCATTAAAATAAGTCGGCAGACTAATGCGCCTAAATTAGATAACGTTATAGATGGAATTGGATATTTCTTAACTCTCGCTATGGTTCAAGAAGAGCGAGCCGAGAGGAATCGTAATGAGAATACTAGCATTTAATATAGCCCATGATAGTTCTGTATGTGTATTAAATGATGGCGAAATTGAATTCTTTTGTAAAGAAGAAAGAATTTCCAGGAAAAAACGAGATAACCAGCCTTTTAAGTCTTTAGAATTAGCAAAAAAGAATTTAAGTAACCCTTTAGATTTTGCCGTTTATGCTGTTCCTGACAATAATGAACCTAGCGTGGAAGCCCTTTATAGTCGGTATGTTGAGAAAACTTTTAACGTAAAGTTAGAAAATTTATCTTCTTTGGCTCACCACCAAGCCCATGCTTCCCTTGCGTACTTTAATAGCGGTTTTGAAAGTTGCTTAGTCTTTGTAATAGACCGAAATGGCTCCATAGTTTTTCATGACAATGTGGAAGTCGCTAGAGAGTCAGAATCAATATACTTATGCGATAAAGATAATTTTTTGAAGCCTTTGCAAAAAAACTTTTGGCTTATGCCTGATAGGTCTTCGAAGCGGTTATCTATTCTAAAGTCCTTAAAAGACTTTTACCCTACTACTAAAGTTACTCTAAATAATTTTATGAGCATTGTTAAAGTCTATGAAGCGGCTACAACTATGATTGGGCAACACCCTTTAGAAAATGGCAAAACTATGGGACTTTCCTCTTATGGAACTTACAACGATAACTATAAACTCTTTCATAAGTCCGTTGCAAGGGCTGAACTATTCACTGATTCTTACCCTGTTTGTTTTTTTGAAAAAGAAGACCAAATAACCGCAAATGTGAATAATGAAAACTACTTAGAGTACGCAAATATGGCTAAACAAGTTCAAATCGATACCCAAGAAGCAGTTCTAGAGTTAATTGAATATCATGTGGAGAAAACTAGAGTCCGTAATGTTTGTCTCGTAGGTGGTTATGGATTAAATGTAGTCGCTAATAACTTCTATCTTAAAAACTTAAAAGATATTACTTTCCATTTTGAACCAATAGCCGATGATACAGGTGTGCCTATCGGGGCGGCTATGATGAAATATGTTTCAGAAACTGGCAAGAGGCCTAAAAAGTCTAAGGATAATTTTTTTCATTTTTATGACCTAGATCTTAGAACTTTTGGTGAAAGAGTGCCAAATATAGAACACTTAGTAGACTTGTTAATCAATCAAAAGAGTTTAGCCATTTTCGATGGCAGTCCCGAGGCTGGTCCAAGGGCGTTAGGGCATAGGTCAATTCTTTTCGACCCAAGAAATAAGGACTGTAAGGCTATCGTCAATAAAATTAAAAAAAGAGAATGGTATAGGCCTTTTGCTGGAGTTATATTAGAGTCAGAATTCGATAAGTATTTCGTTACTTTAGGTCTTGCTTCATCAGAATATATGACGATAAACTTTGATGCAAAAGAGTCGGCAATAAGCCTTGTGCCCGGAATCATTCATGTAGATAATACAAGCAGAATACAAACAGTCAAAGAAGGCTTTCTATTCGACTTGCTTCAAGGCTTTTATGAAAAAACAGGGTGCCCTATGTTACTTAATACAAGTTTCAATCTTGCTGGAGAGCCTTTAGTTCAAACTAAAGACGAGGCGATACAAACTTTGAACAGAAGTACCCTTGATGCGGTATATTTTGTTGATACGAAAACTATAGTAGAAAGAGATACAAATGAGAGTATTTAAGGGCGTTACAGATAACTGGGGATTAGCAATTCAATTCCATAGTTGGGATAAAAGTCTTACTATTCAATTCCTACGCTTTTATATTATTTTTGTGGCGCATAAATGGTGGAAGCATTAGTCATCAAAAGGTCTTTCTCTAAAGAGGATGTTAGTATCGTTTTGTTCTAAAAGTAAGTCGAATAACTCATCAGGGTCTAAGGGTCTTACTTTCGGTCCTCTAAAATAGATATAAGCGGCGAACATAAAAGCCGCGAAAGCAAAACTAAAGGCAAAGAAACTTAAAATCAATGCAACCCAAGCGACCATTATTCAAATCCATGCTCTTCAGTGACGAAGCCATTTTCTCGGTCTAGTAATACATAGTCAAATTGGGCTACTGCGAACTTAGATTTAATCGTTTCAAGTACTGCCTTTTGATTAAGCACCCCACAAGTATAGAGGTCGAATTGCAGAATAGCAGGAGATGGTTCGTCCCAAATATGAAAGGCGATATGGCTAGTTTCAATCATAACTATGGCAGTTAGTCCTCGGTTGCCTTCTACATCTACATAAGAGGCAAAAGGCCCTTTAATAATCTTCATGTTTATCGCTTTAACTAATTCAGTTAAAAACTCAATAGCCTCGTCTTCAGACTTCATTGGATTATTGACTTTGGCGTTTATTAGTAAGTGCTTATGAAATATCATGTACTCTCCTTTTCAAAGTCTTTCTTTTTCCATATATTTTTTTTATACCAATTATGTGGGTCATTGGCTCTCTCCGCTACTCGTTCGTCCCAAAAATCGCTATCATATTTTCTATCAGAACTTTCCCAGTTCTCTCTTGCAAACGGTATTATTTGATACATCGGAGTTCCTTTAGGTATCAAACCTGTAAAACCTGCTTTAAGATAAAAAGGAAGATTGCCGAAAGGCACATGTTGAAATTTATCATACTCAATAACGCCTGAAAAAGTATAAAAGGGTAAATCTATCCGATTTAACGGGTGAACGACTAATCCTGAAAAATTGGGGGGAAACTCTGCTGACCATATCGCACTCCAAATAAATTGGTAGTGTAAATATCCGGGCATTTCAGGTAAATGATTTGGTTCTCTTAAGTTAATCATAACAGTTTCATGCGGCGCATCGATAGTCATTCCATCGACGGTTTCGCGAACATAAATATCAGCCCAAGTTTTTTGTATATAACCGAGAGTTAAGGAGTCTAAAAAAGGAGGACAGGATTTTATATTCGGATTAGAGCGGTCAGGCATTATTCGTTTATACCAAT